GATAATGAAAATATCTGACCTTAAGGTTTGTCAGGCGGTTATGGCTCTTTTTTTGGGATAGTTGATCCCCCTTTGGTCCGATACGGCGGAGACTTTAAGTATCCAAAGGGGGGGCACACGTTTCAAGTGGTTTATACTGAAATGCTGTTGCAGATAAGTAGAGACTATGGTTGCATCCCGGATGCAAGGACACTGAAGGCCCATGAAATAAGGTTTTATTATGAGGGTCTCAGGCATGAGTTGAAGGAGGCCACAAGGCCACGGGGGTAGAGTATGGCTGGCCGCTTTAGTGTAGAAGCTGTTTTTAAGGCTGTCGATAGGATGACAGCCCCTGTTTCTCGCATGCAAAACAGAGTCAGACGCATGACCCGGTCAATGAGCTCGGGCTTCGCCGCAGTAAATCGTTCTGTAGACAAGATGACAGGGGGCCTTAAAAACGCAGCCAAGAAGACTGCTGTGGCTGCTGGTATTATTGGTGGCACCCTTGGCATTCTCTCTGGTCCTGGTCTCGCTTTTGAGCAAGCCATAACGAACGTTGGAGCTGTGTCGCTCCAGACAAGAGATCAGATAGCGCCACTCGAGGAGTTGGCAAAAAGCCTTGGGGCAACGACAAAGTTTACAGCAACTCAGGCAGCCAATGCCATGGAAATATTGGCTAAGGCGGGCTTCAATGTAAATGCTATTTTGGAGGCAACACCAGCAGTTTTAAGTGCTGCTGCTGCGTCTGGACTTGAGATTGCAGATGTTGCTGATCATGTCTCAAATGTTCTTAAGGGAATGGGCCTTGAGACATCCAACGCTGCTAGGGTTTCTGATGTTCTTGCCTTGGCCTCTGCCAGGACAAATTCGACAATAGGGTCTCTTGGTGAGTCTATGAGGAATGTGGCCGCCACAGCAAGAACGTTGAGGATTCCGTTGGAAGATGCTGTTGCCTCAGTTGCTCTTCTCCAAGATGTTGGATTGGACGCCTCTGTTGCCGGGTCTGCTCTGAACACTATGCTGACTAAAATGGCGGCCCCGACTGCGTCTATCACAAGGCAAATGAGAAGATTTGGAATTTCATTTAAGGATGCCAATGGTGACATGCTTCCATTTGCCCAGGTTTTGGATCAATTGACGCAAGCGTCAGATAAGGCTGGTGGTAATTTTGACAAAATTGCTTTCCTTGCTGAGCTTGTTGGATTGAGGGGGCAGAAAGCGGCTGACAATTTAGCAGACCTTTTCAAAAAGGGCAGAGTTCAGGCGCTGTCGGCAGAGTTGCAAAATGCAGCCGGGATTGCCGACAGAATGGCGAATATAAGGATGGGCACAACCCTTGGCAGTTTCACTCTTTTGAGGTCGGCAATCGATGCTGTGCAAGTCCAAATTTTTGATATGAACTCAGGGCCCTTAAAAGATGCAATAGACAGCATGACCGCCTGGGTTAATGCAAACCAGGAGCTTCTAGCCACAAATGTCAGTAAGTTTCTTACAAAGGTTGTTGATAACTTTGGCCTTATCGGAAAGTCAATTGGTGTATTTTTTACTCTCATATCTGTTCTAAAGGTCTTAACTTTGGTTTTGACCGCCGTAAATCTCGTAATGGCTGCCAATCCTATAGGATTGATAGTTCTGGCTATCGGTGTATTAATTGCAGCCATTGTCGCCGCTATTATCTGGTGGGATGAAATCAAAGCGGCATTTTTAAGCCTGCCCGGTCCAGTTAAGGCAGCTATCGCAGTGTTGTCCGGTCCTATTGGTAGGCTAATCGCTGCGGCTGCGTTGGTGATGAAAAATTGGAAACCAATCAAAGCGTTTTTTGCCGACCTGTGGAGTGGTGTAGTTAGGATATTCGACGCCGCAATCGCTAAAATAATGCGGGTTGTTGACCGGGTCAAGAATGCAGCTTCAGCCATCGTGGATACCACTTCTAACATTGGTAGTGGTGTTGCGGAATTCTTTGGGTTTGGTGACGAAGCTAAAGAGCAGAACCAGATATCTCGCTCGGGTCCGCAGGTGGTAAGCCCGCAGGGCCGCCTAGCGCGTAGCATCCAAGAACAGCGTACAACCAGTACCGCAGAAGTAACAATCCGGGACGAGTCCGGGCGCGCCGAAGTAACTGGCGGCACGTTGGGTGGTGGATTGTCCCTACAACCCTCGGGGGCCTTCTAATGGCTTGGAATGACAGAATACGCGAAGCTGCCTACACATCTCCCAGCGGGACGCGACTTTCGTTCAGTTATGAGAATGTCGCAAAGTCTGTTGAAAAGAGGACCACTGGTTTTGAATTTCCTGATGCGGATGGAACTTATGTCCAGGATTTGGGGCACGGTGGAAGAAAGTATCCTCTTAGGGTATTCTTCTGGGGCGATGATTATGATCAAGAGTCAGATGCTTTTGAAGACTTGCTGTTAGAGCGCGGAACTGGAAAGCTCGATCATCCTATATACGGGTCTGTTGATGTTGTCCCATTTGGCGCAATCTCGCGTCGAGATGATTTAAAAACGGCTGCCAACCAGTCAATCATCGAGGTTACTTTTTGGGAGACTGTGGGTCTCGTATATCCGTCCTCTCAAGATGATGCCGGGGCAGATGTTTTGACTTCTGTTTCAGAATACGGATCGGCAATTTCTGATAATATTTCAGGCTCTTTATTACTTGATAAGGCTATTGAGCGAGCAAGTTTTAAGAATACATATGAATCTCTTCTAGATTCTGTGACGTCTGGTTTGCAATCGATCGCTGATGCTCAAGATAATGTCAGGGATCAGTTCGATGCTATTTCAGATTCTATAAGCAATGGAATCGATGTCCTTATCCAGGATCCATTAACGCTTGCGTTTCAGACTGTAAATCTCATTCAGGCTCCTGCTAGGGCCCTGTCTGACATAAGGGCAAGATTAAATGCTTATGGTGGTCTTCTAAGGCTCGTGACAGGGGGTGACAGGTCTGTTTCAAAGCCTGGTAACGACTCTATAAACGCGAATCAGTTTTATGTTAATGATCTTTACGCATCGACATATATTTCGGGGTCTATTTTGTCTGTCGTCAACAATCAGTTTTCAACAAAAACAGAGGCACTGGGGGCAGCAGATCAGATTATTTCTGACTTTGACAACCTTACTGTTTGGCGTGACGATAACTATGAATCTTTAGGCGAGGTTGATTCCGGGCAATCATACCAGAAGCTCCAGGAAGCTGTTGCTTTGACGGCCGGGTTTTTAGTTGAAATATCATTTTCACTGAAGCAGGAAAGAAAAATTTGCGTTGATAGAAATAGAACTATCATAGATTTGTCGGCAGAGATTTACGGTTCTGTAGATGAAAATCTGGATTTTCTGATAGCCTCTAATGACCTGAGTGGTTCTGAAATTCTAGAGCTGCCCAAGGGTAGGCAGATAGTGTATTATATATGAGTTCTTATCGCGTAAATGCCGGGGATAACTTTCAATCAATTGCCCGTAAGTTTTATGGTGACTCTCAGCAGTCTGCAAGAATATCGCGTGCAAATCCTGGTGTTTCCGAGCCCTTGTCTGTCGGTTCCCTGATTGTAGTGCCAAACGTTCCTGGCGCTCCCCAAGATTTGGCGAGAACCATTCCCTCGTCTAATGATACAGAGGTTGCAATACTTATTGACGGCAAAAGGTTTAGATTTTGGAGCGAGGTAAGGATAACAAGATCAATAGATGCAATGGATACCGTTGAATTCTCGGCCCCATTTGATTCCGAAATTCCTAATTTCAAGGCAACGTTCCGGCCATTTTCATACAAAGATGTGGACATTCTTGTTGGTGGCTCTCGGTTGTTTTCTGGCACCATGGTTGGTGTAACTCCATCTGTTTCGGAATCTCAGAAGGTTGTATCAGTCAGCGCATATTCGAAGCCTGGGGTTTTAAATGATTGCACGTTGACCGGAAGCTCTTATCCTCTGGAATTCAATGATCAGAATTTAAGAGACATTGCAAAATCGATAGCTGGTACTTTTGGCATCTCTGTTGAGTTTCGTGTCGATCCTGGCCCGGTATTTGAGAGGGTCTCTCTAAAGCCTTCGAAAAAAGCGCTATCGTTCCTCTCTGAACTTGCTCAGCAAAGAAATATGATAATATCCAGCAGTGAAGATGGAGCTTTAATATTTTGGCGCTCTATTGACCCTGGTGATCCGGTTGCATCTCTGTCTCAGGGCGCGTCTCCCTTAACTCAGGTGACGCCTTTTTTTTCGCCTCAGGAGTATTATAGCCACATTACTGGGATAGATCCTGTTTTAATAGGCCTTGAAGGATCGCAGTTTACTGTCAAAAATCCAAGGTTAAATGGCGTTGTCAGACCAATTACATTCAGCCCTCAGGACACAATTGATTCAGATGTCCAGGATGCGGTTCAAGCCAAGATC